GGGGTACAATGACAGCCGGTTTGAAGAAAAGCGGACGACTTTATCCAGAAGCGGTGGGGCAGAACAGGGAGAACGAGAAAAAGAAGCAGGATTTCAGGCTGGAACCGAGGATGCCCCATTCCGGGAATTTCGGGATGAGGAAACGGGAGAAAATGCGGCATCCAATGAGAATCAAAGAAGCCGTCTGAGCGAGATGCTGCATTGCTTAAAAGAAAAAATAACCGGTTCCAAGATTGGAATGGTTGTGGCAGTTCTGGTAGTGCTTGCAGTTCTTCCATTTATCTTTTCGCTGGTAACGGGAACTGTGGGAAGTGTTTTTGGGCTGGCAGTCGCACTGGCAGCGATACTGGTGGTGCTGGGACTGATGACGGTGCTGGTGTTTGTTGGCGGAATTATGCTGTTTGTTCTGGGTACGGCGAGTCTGTTTGAACATTTTGCGATGGGACTGATGTTCATCGGATTGGGTATCGCGGCAGAGGGCAGCTGTCTGCTTCTGATATGCGGCTGTATCCTGTTTTACGGTGTATTTCTGCCGTGGGCAGTCAAGGGAATCATTCAGCTTTGCCGTCAGGCGGCAGGTTATCTGTCAGCCAGGGCGTAGGAGGATAGGAAAATGAAAAAATGGATGAAAAAAATGGCAATCATAGGCGCTGTCCTCTTTGTGGGTGGAATCGGCGTGACATCGATCGGGGCTGCCATCGGAGGCGCAGCTGCCGGACTGGATTTTCTGATCGATCAGGAAAAAAATTTTCAGGATAAATATAATTGGGGTGATTCTGAGGAAATATGGGATGATACGGAGCAGCTGCCGGAAGAGCTTGATGAGTCGGATGAGGTAAAAGAGCAGCTGAACGGAGAAAGACAATACGAATAGATTTCCAGAAAATGGACATACTCTGAGTACACAAGATGGAAAGGAGTATGTTTTTTTATGGATGAAAATAAGGTGGATTTTGAGAAAATGACCCCGGCAGAGCGGCTGAAATATGAGGTGGCGGAAGAAGTTGGATTGGCGGACAAGGTACGACAGTATGGCTGGAGAAGCCTGACTGCCAAGGAGAGCGGGCGGATTGGCGGTCTGATGACGAAGAAAAGGCGGGAAATGAAGCAGGATAAGAAAGACGGATAATTCCCTTAAAACACCGAAACCCCTTGAAAATAAAGGAAAAATCCAATATTTTCAAGGGGTTTCAAATCTGCCGGCTGCGGGACTTGAACCCGCGAAGAAGCCTTTAATATCAATGCTTTTCAGGCATCGTGTTGCATTTCGTGTTGCATGATTTTACGTTTGCAACTTTTTGGAAATGTTCAAGGATCAGCTGACTCTGCTTTTCTGCCTCCAAATCAATGACATTCCGGTAGACGGATTTCATCACATTGTCAGAGGACCAACCGCCTCGCTGCATAATGTATTGATCCGGAACTCCGATCGCATGCATGATGGACGCGGAGTAATGCCGCAGGTCATGAAAGCGGAAGTGGGGGAGCTGGCAGAGATCCAGAACCCGTTCGAATTCTCGCGTGAGCTGATCGGGGTTCAGGTTACACAGTGCCCCTTTTTTACCGCGTATATGTTTAAAAAAGAATTCTGGCATTTGTATAGTTCGATAGCTGCCGTAGGTTTTGGGTGACTTGGTTATCCACTCATTGTCCTCGCTGCGCACAATGCTTTTGCTGACAGTTATGGTGTTCCCTTTAATATCACGGGAAGTCAAAGCACAGATTTCGCCACGGCGAAGCGGACCAAATGCAGCCAGAAGAATGGCTATTTCCAGATCGGTTCCAGCAGATTCAGCCAGGAGGCGTTGAATATCTGTGTCGTTCGGACAATATAGCTCCGGGTGCTTCCGGGCGGGAAGCTGTACGCGGATGGAAAGGTCGGGGGCAAACATATCGAGAGCCGCTGTCAGAAGCGCATAGGCATTTCGGACGGTCTTAGGGCTAAGCCTTTTCGATAAATCAGATATCCAGATCTGTACAATCTGGCTGTTCAATTCATTAAGGCGTGTGCTGCCGAAATCGCCCTGGAAGTGCGTCCGCAAGAGTCCTGCATAGCCGCGTAGGGTAGACGGGGAAAGGACGGCTGCTTTCATGTCCTTGTATCGCTGGACAGCGACACGAACGGATATATTTTCGGCGCGGTTCCTTTTCTTTGATAATTTCCATTCGTCTGCAAGCATCCGCGCCTCTTTCTTGGTCCGCGCGGTAAAGGACTTATAATGACGTTTACCATCCGGATCTGTGTAATCTAAAGCCAGAACACGAAAGTTCCCGGATGGGAGTGAATTTTTGCGTTTTGCCATAATGATATCATCCTCCTTGGTGGGTATAGGAAATACACCCCTTGCAGGGCGCCCGGAAGAATGATATAATTCAAGTGTCGAATTTGATTATATCTTTCAGGGCAACCTGTAAGAGAAAATCTATGTGAAGCCGTTCGGTACGCCAATACCGGGCGGTTTTGCTATTTATATAACGTAAAAGATTGCAAAGTAAAAAAATAAAAATTTATGCAGATAATAAGTCTAGGCTAGAACGACTGCTCCGCTCGCTCCACAAGATCGACTTTACGTCATAGTTTGTTAGAGCGTCAGTAATATTTTTGTTGAAGTTATTATTGTCATTAAGCAGAACGATTAATTGGCTATCTTTTTTTCTGGTGCTTTTGGTATCATTCCATGAAAATAATGCATTTCCAATGGTAGACTTTGTTGGATTGTTAATTGCCATACACAAGCGCTCTGGTTTGAATTGGGTTCGTTGTAAAACAAAATCATAATTATGAAAAAATCCTGATTTTCCCCTAAATTGAACATCTTCTGTACAATAAATATGGTTTTGATGAAAAAATTCCTGAATATCATCAAGAAACAGCGAGGAAACTTTAGTTCTCGAAGTCATATATAAATCACTAACACGAATCATTGCCTGCACAAACATATGTTTTGCTTGTGGAAAATCATGCATAGGCGCAACTGCAATTAATTCATTTTGTTTAAGCTTAATTCCATATTGAGACAGAATATTTTTGAGCTGTACTTTTCTATTAGGTGTTAGCTGAAAACCACTCATTGCAAGGCTATTTAATGTTTGACCATCATCTGAAAAATAAACATTTTCCCCGTCTTGGCGAACATATATTTGAAAGTAATCGTTGTACGAGTCCAAGAAAGGAGTGGTAATTTCAAAATATTCTCCCATTTTGGTAAAGGTAATTTCGCTTTTTAGCCAATCGGCATAATCATTAATACATTTTTGAATATCCATAATATACACTCCTTTCTGCTGTTAAAATAAATCAATTTGATGATTAATGGTAGGAGTCTTCACAATGTGAAATTCTTCAAGGAACAATAATGTATTTTTAACAAAATCATTAGAGTCCAGATCATCTGCTGGAAATGCATTTTTAATTCCGTTCTCTTGTGTGTAATAGTGCCAATGCGATCCTGTGATTTTTTGACCGTTAGGATTCACATGTATATTACCTGCATTTATATGTAATTCCAACAATATTATACCATTTTTTGAAATTCTGGCACCATAATTATATTTGTTTTTATTTATTTTTCCTCTATAAATTTTAACAGTAAATAAATCACCAGTATCTTCGTGGCTGGCATCAAATTCAACATTGGCACCAGGGTCTGGAGAGGATAAAATGTCGATAAGAGATTGTTTGGTAAGCTTTATAAGGCGAGTTGCCTCTTCTGTGGTTAAAGGTTCCATGTTTTTCTCCTTAACATGTTTTTATTAAAATGCCAAAGCTATTTTAATCGTAGTTCAATTAATTTTTTTTGATACCCCAATAATCTGGATACCTGCTCGATGGAGCATTCTTTGTATTTAAGATATTCTGTTAATATTTCGTCCGGAATTAAAAATTCCACAGCAAATTTATTTGCTTCGACTTCTAATTTTGTATTCAGCAAGGTGTGAGTCCTTAAAAAATAGCAGTTTTCTTTCGGGTGCAGAATTGCATGCCCCAACTCATGAGCCATAACAAACATTCGCTCATTGCCTTCGAGAGATTCACTGATCCAGATGCACTTTGACCGTTTCAGATACATATAGCAGCCGAGCCGGGAACCAATGTCGCAGGTCATGACTTCGATGCCAAGAGCGTCGGCCAATTCAAACGGATCAGAAGTATTAAATTTTCTTCTATAAGCTAAGGCTCTTTTTCTGACATAGTCATTCAACCCAGATCACCTACTTTTTATTCTTATTGGGATTGTATTTCTCTTTGTTCTTTATTTTTACTCGGCGGAGCATAAGATCCACCTGTCCCAAAAACAGATCGATGTCTTCTTCCGGAATATCCTGCCCATCATATGCCGCCGGGCCAGATTCCTTGTTGGCCAGTTTCTCGCGTAGGGAGTCGAGGTCTTTCTTTATATCTCTTTCGTCCCGGGCGGTAAGCTCTGGGGCTTTTTCTTTTACAACCTCTTCTTTTCCGGTCATCAGATACTCTAAAGACACGCCGAAATAATCAGCAATTTTCTGTAGCTTATCCTGCTTGGGAGTGTATTTTCCTTGTTTCCAATTAGACAGCGTTGCAGTAGTAATACCAGTTTCCTTAGCTACTTTATAGGCGGTTACTCCATACTTGGAAAGTAGCTGTTCAAAAATCTCATACATTATATTCCTTTCCGCCTGAATAGCTTAGAAAAATTAGCTAAAAATATTGACAAGCTAAGATAACTATGCTATTGTATGAATGTAGCTAAGAAATCTAAGCTACAAACAATGACATAGGCTTTGGTTTCTTAAATAACTTAGATGGTACTTTGATTATATAAGAAACCTTAGCTAAAGTCAATAGATTTTAAAGAAGGAGGTGTCTATTTTGTATAAAAAATATGCAGAGCTGCGAGACAAGAGAAATATAACAGACTATAGAGTCGCAGCAGATACTGGAATTTCGACGGCAACACTTTCTAATTGGAAGAATGGAAACTATGCGCCGAAGTTCGACAAGCTTCTGATTCTTGCAAAATACTTCGACGTTCCGGTGGAGTATTTCGCGGAAGCAGAATAGCGATCGAAGATCTGTTGGAGTAGGGAGGTGAGAGGGATGGAGAAAGAACAGGACGCCAGTAAAAAGAAGAATCCACATCCGTGGAGAACGTGGATCCTTTTATTAGCAATTATTCAGATTCTGACAGTGTTTCAGATGTGGCAGATGAACCAGAAGATTTGGAAGGCTTTGGTTCAGCAGAGCCGGGATACGATTCAGCTTGGGGATCGTTTGAGTGATCATCTGAGGAATGAGAATCGTCACGCTGAAGCAATGAATCAGCTGCTTGAAAGGGAGAAGCATCTGCTGGAGAGGTATTTGAATCAGAATAGATAGCCTCTAAAAGCTCGATGATTTTTAAACTCGCCTCGTATTGTTTGCGCTGGTTTTCGATCACTTCATCATTTTGCTGAATGAGTTTAGCGGTGTCTTCCATTTTCTCTTGGTGGTGTTGCTCTTGCCAGGTGGAGGGCGATTGGTTTTGGAAATATGAGGCAAACCAAAGCATTAGAGGTATTAGAATGCTACCGATTAAAAATTGTGCTCGTTCAGTTGGTAATTTGATTACAGATTTGGGCTGAACTGGTGAAATTTGTTTTTTATCATAATCAAAATCATCAGGTATAAGTTCAGCGGGAAATTCAATGTAGTTTGGCAGTATTCGTATTGAATTGACTGCTGCGTTAATAGCTTCCAAGCCCAACGATGATGGCGAAAAATCGGCTTGAAGCGCAGAAAAAGAAGTTATTTTTCGAGCAATATCAACAGCGGAAGCAGGGAGTACTTTTGTAAGTTCTATGTCTGTCGCGTTGTACCACGAATTGAGCAGGGCGCATGATGAACTGACAGAAGCTGGTAATGCGTTGGTAAATGAACGACTGAGTTCGTGACTGAATTTGGTATTTTCCAAAGTTGTAAGGTTAAGAGCAGCGAGAACAAGATCCTGCTGCTGATCGTAAAGGCCAGCAGCTAGTGTCTGGGAAATGGACTTTAAAAGATCTATTTGTTTATTAATTTGAGAAAGAGAGTCATAAAAATCGTTGTTTTGCTTCATGTAAAATTCCTTTCTTATTGTACTCGGCTCTGGCGGGAGCTTGTAAATACAGTATAAGACAAAAAGAAGGGAGCGGCAATCAAAAAGGCGTATTCCAATAAAGGAGAGCGAGCCTAGAAGGGAGGAAAAGAAATGCGTTTTATTGAGAGCGATATTCTGGAACGTATTGGCTTTGATTTTTATTGCGACATTGCAAATAACATTGTTAAAGCCAGAGCAGAAATGGGATGGACCCAGAAGAAGCTGGCAGAGCAGTCAGGAATCAAACCCCATCGGCTGGTGGGAATTGAAAACGTAAAGATCCGGATCGATTTGGATGATTTGGAAAAGCTGTCAAAGGTCTTAAACAGATCAGTGGACTGGCTTCTGGATGCGGAGTTGGAGGGTGGCGGAAAAGAATGCCTTTATGTGGTTTGGTCGGACTCTAGTCCGGGTCTTAAACTTTACCAGAGAGCTACCAGTAAGCGGATGGCGTTCATGATATATGACAAAAAAATCAAGGAGTGCCATGTTGCATACACCAGTGGGCGAGAAAGGCATTTTGTACAGCTTGTAGGGGTTCCAGTATCAACGGCAGAAATTCAGAAGAATTTCAAAAAGCGTGTGACGGATGATTTACCGATAGAACCAGATTGATTCGGGATGCTAATGCTCAGATGAGTTTGTAGGGGCGTATTCCGATGCAGAAGGGGAGGTGAGAGGGATGAAAAGAACTGCATTTAAGAAAAAGCCATCATGGAGCTATTGCACGGCGGATTGGATAAACGAAATTAAGATTCGAACCAGTTGGACAAATGAAAAACTTGCTGGTGAGCTGGGAGTATCGCTGTCAACGCTCCATAATCTTAAATCTGCGCCGTGGAAGGTGTCTGGGGCGTATGTGCTGCGGCTTCTGGAGATTCGCAATAATGTGATTGCAAAATATGAAAATGAAAGAAAAGTCGTGTAAGACCTGCCGGAGTTGCTGGCGGTGTATGGAATCCGATCGGGAATACCCGTGCAAAGATTATAAGAAGAAAGCGAGGAAGCGTAATGAGAAGAGAACTGAAATGCATGGAACTGAGAAGTCAGAACCAGCGGATCATTGAGGTGCTGGGCGAGGAACTGAGTAGAGCACAGGCAGATCTGCAGTTTGCTTGGCGATTAGCCTTTACCGGTCTGGCGATTGCAGCGGTGGCGACCGGGGCGATGGTGGCGATTGCACAGGCGGCGGGGATGTTCTAAAGGAGGGATAGACATGGAGACGGCAGTAGTTTGTATTCCGATTTCGGGAGGTCAGATAGAAAGATTAAAAGCGTTGTATCCGGTACTCAAGGAAGAAATTTTAAAAAGATATCCAGATTTTGATGAGACGATTTCTGTTGATTGGATAGAGGCCTTCGAATTCATTTTGAATCGAGAGCAGAACGAAGGTGCTGTTCGTATCCTGATTAACACACTTCTTACGTATGAAGAAGCGCGGCAGAAATCGGCGGATGAGCTGGGACACACGGAGTAGGGAGCGAACGATGAGCAGGAGAACCAACGGAACCAACCGCGCCGGGGCGATGGTAAACGCCAGCCGGTACACCGGTTATGGGAGACCAAAGAAAAAGACCGCCAGCTTGGCAGAGCTGAACGGTCAAATCAATAAAAATATTAACAGCTTGATTATATCAAGAGATTCGGGAGGATGCAATGGTAAAAGCAACAATTAAAGGTAAAAGGGCGTCGATGGAGCTGGAGTGGGATATGATCCTTGGTACCACGATCCAGTATGATGCAATCGGTAATTCAGAGGCGTTTATCATCGGTGATGTTAAACGTTCAATTCTTCCGGGAGCCCTGGCAGGAATGGCAGTGGCGTTTCTGAAAGCGTATTTTTCGGGAGAAGAGCTGGAGAAAGCGTATGCAGATTTCCATACGGCATTTCACACAGCTGCGGAAGTAGCACGGGAGGAGGATTCTGATGAAGAAGAGACTGGCAAAGAAAATTGAGAAGATGCGCCGGAAGAAGATTCATGAGGCGCTGGAGATGGTGTTGGAGATCAATACCACACAGGTAAGAAGTCAGGAGCTTACTGGACGCAAGCCTACGGCGTTCTTTTCGTTTTCGGGTCACGTAGCAGACGTAGATGTTATCGTGTATCAAAATGGATGGAGCTTTACACGCGGCGCGGAAGGACGTTGGAGTGCTCAAGCCCTCCTCGACCAGGCTGGAGATATGGAGCGACTGCTGAAAGAGCTTGCGAACAAGAAAAAGGAGTTACAGGATGCTGGAAAGATGTGACTGCTGTGGCGCTGTTGGAGGAAGACAGAAGAATGTATAAAGGAATGATGTTTACGCCAGAAGCCGGAAAGACAGTGAACGATGCAGAGGCGTTCGAATACGCGAAGAATCATCTGGATGAACTGCCGCAGGAAGATAAAGAACTCTTTGTTGAGTTCTTCTTCTCTGGCAACTGGATTAAGGAGGAAGATCATGCTGAAACCATATAGTGAACTCAGAAAAGTGGACATATCTCGATATTGCATGGAACGAGAAGGAATTAAATATTTAAATTGGGCGAAGTGCATTGACATTCTGCGCGAATACGGAGCAGAAGAGGTTTATTTTGAACCAATTCCAAACCCCAAAACAGGCGGAAGCCTTTATTATACTGATCTTGAATTTGAAGATAAGAGCGGAATTAGAAATCGTTGCTACGAAACTCGCATCAGAGTTGTAATTGATGGCAAGGAATACATCATGCAGTCACCGGTCATGAACGGAAGCAATCCTGTAAAGGACAACAGCATGAATCAACAGCGTGTCTGGAATAGCATGACGCGTTCGTTTGTGAAGTGTGTGGCAATTCACACTGGACTTGGTTTTGATTTGTGGCTCAAAGAGGAACAGAAGCCATTTGACAATGTTATTCCCGGGGGCGAGCCTTTAGCAAGCAAAGCGCAGATACAGACCCTTAAGAATTTAGGTAAAAAGCATAAGGTAGATATGGAGTATTGGCTTGCATCTAATAATCGTGCATGGGATAGTCTTACAGGAAATGAAGCAGGAACCATGCTGAATGCTTTGAAGGCAAAGTACGGAGATGATTAAATGTGGAGAGCAAAGGAACTTTAATAGATGTGTCAAGGGATTGGAAGACTGGGCGGCTGCGGCTGACATTCGAATTTGAGTCAGATGTGGCGGCATCCATCGACGAAATCAAGGACAAAGTATTGCGGATCACGGTTAAACAATGGCGCGACAAACGGAGCTTGGATGCGAATGCGTATTACTGGGTGCTTCTATCGAAATTAGCGGAAGACCGTAAAATCTCAAAACCTCGGGCCCATAATACAATGTTACGGGATTACGGCCAAGTGGAAATAGTAGGAGGCTCCCGTTACTATGTGAGGATTCCCGATACAGACGAAGCTGAAAATGATGTAATGGAGCGAGAAATGTTTCATCTGAAGCCAACGTCGCAGGTGATCGAAGGAACAGACGGAATAAATTATCGAACCTACGTTATGCTAAAAGGTTCCAGCCGGTATGATAGTGCTGAAATGGCGCATCTCTTGGACGGCCTGATAAGCGAATGCAAGCAGCTTGGTATTGAGACGGCAACGCCGGAAGAACTGGAGCGTATGAAACAGCTGTATGAGCAGAACAGGAGAAAAGATGAAAAGACTACATAGTGTTTTGACGGCTGATCTGGGGCACTGCATCATCACTGGAAGTAGCAACGTAGCAATCCATCATGTTTTTAATGGAGCCAACCGGAGCAGATCGGAGGCATATGGCTTTATCGTTCCGCTCCACCCAGACTGGCATAACATGACGCCGTACAGTGTCCACATGAACCAAGAGTTCGATGAGAGTCTGAAACGTCAGGCACAGGAGTATTATGAGGCTCACATCGGCAGCAGACAGCAGTTTATTGCCGAGTTTGGCAAGAGTTATTTATAACGGTACAACAGCCGCAGGGCTTGTACATAGCAACCCGTAGACAGCATCCTGGCACGCCTTACCGTGTTATATATTACCAACCTTTACAGGATGCCATTGGTTTACCGGGAGGGAGACCGACCCTCCCGCTCCGGAAGGAGGAAGCAAGTTGGCGAAGAAGAAAGTGACGCCGCAGATGGAGCGGTTTACCAGTGCTTTATACAACGTGCTGGGAGTAGGACATAAAAATGCGCAGACGCGCAAGGAGCTGTGTAAGCGCCTTAGATGTGATGATCGAATGCTTCGGGATGGAATAGAAGTTTTGCGGGCTGATTATGCAGTTTTGAATCGCGATGATGGAAAAGGTTATTATCTTCCAGAAGAAACGGATTCAGGGCGCGCGGACACAAAACGGTGGCATGAGCGGCAGGAACGTCGAGTACAAGCGATTCATGCATCGCAGGCAGGAGCACTTAAATTTATCGGAATGGGCCGGAGAGAGCCTAAAGGCGTATATGGACAGCTCAGCATGTTCAGAGATGGAGGATAAGCAGGACAGGATGGGGAAGATGCAGAGAGAAAAAGGAAAACGCGGAGAGCGTGAGCTTGCTGGCATCCTGCGGGATTATGGATATAATTGCCGCCGGGGTCAGCAGTATTGCGGGACTTCTGGCGATGCGGATGTGATCGGACTGCCGGACGTACATATCGAGGTCAAGCGGGTGGAAAACCTGAGACTTCGGAAAGCGCTGCAACAGTCCTCCAGGGACGCCAGGGCGGGCGAGATTCCGGTCGTGATGCATCGCAGGAACCGGGAATCCTGGAAGGTATCCATGTGGATGGAGAACTTCCGCAAGATTTATTCGGATGATGTTTTTGACGATTTAAAGCCATGCATTCGGGGCGGCATTGTGACCCTGCTGCTGGATGCGTGGATCTGCTACTACAGGGACTGGCAGGCAGGAAAGGAGATGGGCTTAGATGGCAGATAAAAAAAGTTTTGTAATGTATGAGAGCTGGGGAGCAGCCATTGAAAAAATGAATAATGAGCAGGCTGGCGAACTCATCAAAGCTATCTATGCCTTTCAGAAGAATCCGGACGTAGTACCGGAGGATCCTGCTATTGCATTCGTATTCGAGATTATCAAACAGAAGCTCGAAGAAGACAATAAGCGCTATGAAGAAGTGTGTGCTGCCAGATCCGAAGGTGGTAAAAAGGGTGGCAGACCAAAAGCAAATGCTTCTGATAAAAAGCAAATGGTTTCTGAGGAAAGCAAAAAAAGCAAATGCTTTTCTGAAAAAGCAAAAAAAGCTGATAATGATAATGAGTATGATAATGATTTAAAAGAAAACACCCTAGAGGGTGTAAAAGAAAAGCGCTTCGCGCCTCCCACCCTGGAGAATGTGAGTGAATATTGCCGGGAAATGGGTTATACGAACGTGGATGCAGTATGCTTTATTGACTTTTACACCAGTAACGGCTGGATGGTCGGTAAGAATCGCATGAAGGACTGGAAAGCAGCGGTTAGAAATTGGGACAGGAGAGAAAAGAATCCGCAGAGGCAGGATGGGGCCGCCGAAGTCGCCAAGAAGAACCGCTTTCACAACCTGGAAGAACATGGTTACGACTACGATGCGATGGTGTGGGGCATGGTGGGTGCAGCGGCGCAGGGCGAGGCTGGAAGCACTGTGAAACCCGGTACGGGATGAAGGGAGTTAGAGGACGATGAAAAGCATGGATGAACGGTATGCGCTTATCCGTAAGGCACTCACTGGTGGCAAAAAGATGCTGCTCCAGGAGATTGCAGCTGCGATCGATGAGGATAAATCGAGAACAAGAACGGCGCTGGAGAGAATGTGTGAGCTCGGGCAGGTCTACCGGGAGGGCGGACTGCGTGGAATTAAAGCAGTCTATTTTCTGGCACCAGTGCTGGAAGTACAGACAGAAAGTCAGGACAAGGCAGAAGTATCGACAGAACCAGAATGCCAGGCTAAAAAGAAAAGCCCAGATGCCGCGGGCGGAATCTGGGCGAGCGACATCGACAAGATGAGAGAGCGGGTGCAGGTAGGCGATACGGTCACAGTCCAGGTGTCGGACACGATCGAGAAATCGCTGACATTGCACCGCAAGGGGAAAGTGATCAGCAA